GCTGGCGGCAGCGGCATAGTCATCATCAGATACGTAGCCCCTGTTGCTTCTTCCGTTACCTTTACATCTACACAGTCATATACGATACCTGCTGGTGTTGTTAGTGTGGACTACTTGGTTGTTGCTGGTGGTGGTGGTGGTTCTGGTGGCGGTGGTGGTGCAGGTGGTTTCCTTTCCGGTACAGCGTATGCTGTGACTTCTGGAAATACTTCCACTATTACTGTTGGCTCTGGCGGTGCTTTAGGAAATTTAAGTGGCTCTGCTGGCTCTGCTGGTTCAAACTCTACGTTCTATACAATAACCTCAATTGGCGGTGGGGGCGGTGGTGGCACGTACTCTAATAGCCCCGGTGGTAACGGCGGTTCTGGAGGAGGTGGAAGTCTTGGGTCTAATTATACTGGTACTTCCTTTGGCGGCGGTGCAGCCGCTGGACAAGGTAATAATGGTGGGTCAGCAATTTCGGCAAGTACCCCCGGTTGGTGTTCTGGCGGTGGTGGTGGGGCAGGTGGTGTTGGCGCTAATGGGTTTAATTGGAATACAGGCGATGTATCGCCTTTTGGCCCCCTTGGAGGCCCCGGATTATCGTCAGCTATTACTGGACAGTCGGTAACGTATTCTGCTGGCGGTCAGGGATATTGGTCAAATACTGTAAGCGGTAACGCTACAGCTAATTCAGGTAATGGTGGTGGTGGGTCAAGAAGTAGAAATTCAGTAAGCGATGGTTGGAACGGCGGTTCAGGCGTAGTTATTCTTAAACTAAATTACAGCTAATTTATGGACAATAAAATTTATCAACTTTACGGTATCGACACAGCCATGCACTTACTGCGCCCCGGCGCTAAGTGGGAGATAAGCAACACCATGTTTACACGCTGGGAAGACCCACGCCCGTGTCCAACTATGGAAGAAGTGTTAGAGACGATGGAGAAGATAAAAGCGTTTGAGGACAGCATCAATACGGTGTGGACTCAAGAGCAGTTAGAGCAAATGCGTGGGCAGCAAGAAATATACGACAGGGCGGTTGCATGAACATAACCAATCTGTTTCCTACAGCGGTAGGTTTTTCCCATCTCGGTCGCGATCTTACTGCCCGTGAGCTGGAGTTCATCATCGGTCAGGTGCGTTATCCCAATGAAGGCAACACCACCAGCGAAAACAGAAAGATACTAAAGTCTGTTGAACTGACAGAAATTCGTGAGTTTATTGAAACTGCGATGCTGGAGTATTTCAAGTCAGTACATGCGCCTAAGTTTGATGTAACACCGTATATAACGCAGTCGTGGTCTAATTACACAGAGCCGGGTCAGTACCATCACAAGCATCAACACCCTAACAGCATCATCTCTGGCGTGTTCTACCCACAGGCGAACAAAGAGACAGACAGAATTTATTTCTACAAAGATGGTTACGAGCGCATCAAAATTCCAACAGAAAACTGGAACCATTGGAATAGTGAAAGTTGGTGGTTTGATGTTGGTGCAGGGGACTTAATTATTTTCCCATCCAACTTGACGCACATGGTTCAGACTAAGCAAGGCGATGGAACTCGTATCAGTATTTCGTTTAATACCTTTGTTAAAGGTTACATAGGGTCAGATGAAAGTCTGACTGGCTTACATTTAGGAGAAGAGTAATGGCGCATTTTGCTCAATTAGATAGCAACAATGTTGTTATCCAAGTCATCGTAGTCGATAACAAAGACACGGCTGACGCTTACGGTACTGAGAAAGAACATATTGGTGCTGCGTTCTGCGAGCGCGTACTTGGCGGTCGTTGGGTTCAAACCAGCTACAACGGCAACAAGCGTAAGAACTACGCTGGTATTGGCTACAAGTATCACGCAGATATAGATGCTTTTGCTGCACCACAGCCGTATGCAAGTTGGACGCTAGATGCTAACGCTCAGTGGCAACCACCTACGCCTATGCCTACAGACGGCACAATGGAAAGCCCTTATACATGGGATGAGGCTACAACATCGTGGATCCGCTCACCCTCCTAGCCGCAGCTAAAACCGCAGCCGCTGCTATACGCAAAGGCTGTGAGATGTACCAAGAGTACAAAGCGCAGGGGATGGAACTAGTAGATGCGTATGGACAGGCCAAGGATGTTGTCGCTGATTTAAGCGGGCACCTTGGTCATTTCTTTAAAGCGCATGAGCAGTTAGAAACACATGTACATGAAGAAGAGTTAAAGACAAAGAAGTCGCGTGACCCTGAACTGTCTGTAAATCAGGAAGCATTTAACAGGGTCATGGCAGTAAAAGAAATGATTCGGTTGGAAACTGAGTTGCGCGAAATGATGGTGTACCAAGCGCCTAAAGAGTTGGGTGCTATTTGGTCAGAGTTTGAAGTAATGCGCGACAGGGTGAAAGCAGAACGTGCTGAAGTCCAACGTCAGGAACTACTAAAGCAACAGGTGGCTCAATGGCGACGGGCAAGTATAAAAAGAAAAATCGCGGAGCAGATGGCGTCAATCGTGGCGGTGCTGTTCATAATGTTGTGGTTTCTATGGGTAATGATACTGATAAGAACGAGCGCGACGTACCGTGGAGCTTACTCATCGCCGTGGTGGTCTTGTGTTTTGTGTTAGTGATTGCCCTCCCTGTGATGGGCATTATGTATATGGACATGAACAACGCGACGATTGCCGCAATGAACGAAGTAAAGAAGATGCGTGAGTTACGCGCCAAAATAATGTTAGAGATGCAGGGGGAATAATGCTGACACTTGTTTCAACACTAATAAGTTTTTTATCTGGCGGCTTACCCAAGCTGCTTGATTTTTTTCAAGATAAGTCGGACAAGTCCCATGAGTTAAAGCTTGCTCAAATGCAAACTGAGCGAGAGCTACAATTAGCCGCCGCCGGATACGCAGCACAGCAACAGATAGAGGCTATTAAACTTGATGAGATAAAAACCCAGACACAATCTGCGGAGAAAGTTTCGCTAATCGACGCACAAAAAGCGGAGATGAATGCAATCTATACACACGATGCTAGCCTTAATGAAGGCACATCACAGTGGATGAGAAACTTGAGAGCTTCTGTTCGTCCTGTAATTACTTATGGATTCTTTTTCCTGCTTGTGGCTATAGACGCCACACTTGCCTACAAAGGCATAACCAGCGGCGTTGATTTTAATACGCTTGCTAATCAATTATGGGATGACGAAACTCAAGCTTTGTTTGCTTCGATTATTGCGTTTCATTTTGGCGGCAGGGCGTTTGGAAAATGATAAGCAAGAAGGCATTAGAGGTTATCAAACACCATGAAGGTGTAAGGAATAAACCTTACCGATGCCCAGCGCGATTGTGGACAATTGGCGTGGGTCATGTAATTGATCCTAATCATGCAAAAGTGCCGTTTGAAGAGCGCAATAATTTGGCAATTCCGGATGGCTGGAACCGTGTATTTACAATGGATGAGGTAGATGCCATACTTGCAAAAGACCTTGAAAGGTTTGAACGCGGAGTTCTTAAATATTGTGTTACTGCTGTCAGTAAGCAAGGCTGGATGGACGCTCTTGTCAGCTTCAGTTTCAATGTTGGGTTGGGAACTTTACAGCGCAGCACACTCAGACAAAAGCATAATCGCGGTGATTACGCGGGTGCAGCAGATGAGTTTTTAAAGTATTGCAAAGCTGGTGGAAAAGTCCTGAAAGGTCTTGAGAACCGTCGTAAAGATGAACGCGCTTTGTACTTGGGTGGATAAGAATGCCATTACAGAAACTACAGCTGCGACCAGGCGTCAACAGGGAAGGCACAACGCTCGCTAACGAAGGTGGTTGGTTTGAGTGTGATAAGGTCAGATTCCGTTCTGGCTATCCTCAAAAATTAGGTGGCTGGACACCCATCTCTAGCAATACATTTCTAGGCGTAGCTCGTTCTTTGTGGAACTGGGTAACACTGCGCGGATACAACTTACTAGGCGTAGGTACTAATCTTAAATACTACGTAGAGAACGGTGGTGTTTATCATGACATTACCCCTATCCGTAAAGTTTCTACGTTAACTAATCCGTTTACTACGGTAAATGGTTCTGCTGTAGTAACAGTATCTGATCCTGGTCATGGCGGTATTAACGGTGACTATGTAACATTTTCTGGTGCATCTACGGTAGCAGGTTTAAATCTTAATAACGAATATGTTATTTTTTCGGTAGACACTAACTCGTACAAGATTACTGCTGCTACAACAGCAAATGCTAGTACAACAGGCGGCGGTACAGTCACAGCTTCGTACCAAATTAACACTGGTTTGGCTACGTTTGGTTACTTAACTGGATGGGGCGCAGGTCTGTGGGCTGGATTCGTCTACGGTACTGCCCAGACTAAATTAAGTCTGCCACTAAGTACCAGTAACACAACCATCTCTGTCACATCAACCACAGGATTTGCCAACGCTAGTGGCACCTTGATGATTGATAATGCAGAGTTAGTTACCTATTCAGGAAATACTGCTACTACATTTACTGGCGCTAGTCGTGGCTACAGCGGCACTACTGCAACTGCTTTCCCTGCAAATACGGCTGTGTACAACGCCGCTACGTTTACTGGCTGGGGTCAATCTGCTGCGTATGGTATTGCGCAGCAACCGCGCTTGTGGTCAGAGACTAACTACGGTGAGTACCTGATAATCAACCCACGCGGCGGCGCGCTGTATATGTGGGTTCCTGATTACAGCGGCTCAGGAAACTTGCAGTTTGCAGATAGAGCTAAGTTACTTTCTTCTGGTAGTTCTGGGATATACCAAACAGATGCAGATTGTCCGTCTATAGCTAACTACATCATGGTGTCAGATGCTTCACGTTTTGTGATTGCGTTTGGCGTTAATGATTACGGTCAG